AATATCTTCAATAGTGTCTTTTGCTTGAGACATTGCTTCCTCCTCTGTTGGAGATAGAGGACGTTCACTTACAATTTCCTCTGACTCCATGTTAAGAATGGGCACACCCATCATAGTAATATCGTGCGTATGCGGAGGTTCCCCAGCACTTAGCACGGCACCGTTGAGGATGCGGTGTGCATGATTAGACATATGAGAGGCATAAGTAGTCACCCCATTATCGCTTGCATCTAATTCAACAGTATGATAATGACCACCAACTACACTGGTAATACCAGCAGTAACTTCGTTCATCATCTTTTGTTCATCGTGAGATACATCAGCATCTATTGATGTAACAAATTCTTTATAATCTTGGTCATTATCAAAACTTTTACGTATTGAAAATAGTGAGTCTTGATTACATGGAACACTAACTACAGATATTTCTAAAAGTTCTACATCTGTAATAGTCATAGAGTCATCTTCTCTATTATATTTACCATCTTTAACTCTAAAGCCTACTGAGAAACTTTTTAAAGCTCCATCTTTGATTAGGGTTTGTACTCCATGAAGCTTTTCAGCAGCTTCACTTACGGAACCTTCAACAAATATACCTTTTTTATCAACTTGAATCTTATCAATACGCCCAATAGGAGTATCATGTTTATGTTGATAAAGCATTACAGGATTTCTTCTAAAATTTTCTACGCCTTTAGCCCATGCTTCAGCAGTGACAACGTCACCAGAACGATCTTTAGCAGTGGTATTAGCATATCCAGCAATTTTAAGAGATTTTGATCCTTTTTTTAAGGCTTTTGTTTCGAAGGAACTGTTTAGATATAATGTTTTATTCGTCATTTGTTGCTTCCTCGACTGTAGAATCCCCTTCAACGGGTCTTCCACCTTGTGTAGCGTCTGTTGCACTACCTGTTATATTTTGTGGTACTCTTATAGTATCATTATCTTCTAATTTTGGAAATTTTAATCCCTCACGAGCCTCATTTGGGGTTATGATTCCTGTATTAACCAGAGTAGAATAATAAATAGCTTGTGTTCTATTATCTGGTTGTAGTGCCGGAACTACAAGTCTATCAGGACGAATAGTAACACCATTATTAAAGAAATGTGAAAAGGCACTTCCAAACTGATTTAACATAGGAAGTATAGTCTGTAAATAAAATAATTTTTGATTTGCATCTATATTAGCATTATTACCTGATTTAAGTAGGACATATGGAACACCTAAAGCTTTAGCCATATCCATCTGTATACGCTCTATAGAATTTTCAAAATCTAGTTTATCAAAACTTACAGCAGAAAAGGGATCAATCTTAAGTCCTCCATCTAAAATAGCTGGATTACGTGCGCCATCAAAAATAGTATTATAAGTAGAGCGCCAAGACTCAAGTAATCTTTGTTTTACTCTTTGTGAGAGTATATTATCTGTAGACAATACAAAACCTGGAAGAGCATTATTCTTAAAGAACTGTCTTTGAAACTTAATCATATAGTAGTAAAGTTCCATTAACTTAAGTAGGGATTTAAGTTTAGAAGTACCTCTAAAAATAGATTCATCATTTTCAGCCATTACATGTATAATTTCTTCAGGAGCAAACTGAATAGCATCTGCTTTCCTAGTTTGTTTTCTACCAGTAAAAAAGTTATCAGATGCTTGTTGATTAGCTATCAAATAGTTGTAATGATTTACAAAAGTAACAGGATCAGGTACTACTTCTACATCGTTTGCAGGTAGTAAATAAATATCATTACCATCATAATAAAAGAAAGCATTACCATCTAACATAAAATCTAAAAAAGCTCTTCTAAAGAATCTTACTCTGTCTTCAAAAGGATTAGGTTTTATATTTAGTAATCTATTAACTTTTTTAGCAGGACTATTACCCTCAACTATAAAAGGTATTTCAACACATGAGTTTATAATCATCTCAACAGAACGATGAACAACTTCAATTTCTCTATAAGCTTGTTCAAAATCTACAATTGTTTCTGGAGAAGCATAAGGCGATAAAGCAGCAATAGATGGCTGTGCTGGATTAAGCTTTTCAGCTATCCATTCTCTAAATCCCATTTTATTATCTGCCATTTTTTGTCCTTTGTATGTCTAACCAATTTTTAATTTTAGGTGCTAAATGGTTAGAGTAAGTCTGTCCGTATAGTGAGTGTAGCTGTTTATGATGTTTAGAGCATAGAGTAAATAAATTTTTATGACTCAAATCATCTTCACAATCTTTTGCAAAAATAACTCTTAATTCTTTAATTTTTTCAACACTATCTACTTCTTTTATGCTGTTCTTAGCACACCATTTACCAAACAATTCACTTACACTGTATAAATGATGTAGCTCTAATTTAGTTTTACTACTACAGATATAGCAATCTTCTCTAGTTTTGTAATCTTTCTTAATATAGTCTCGTATATACTTAATTGGAAATCTTTTTAAATCGCTCAATTACACTCCACCTCATATCATAATGCTTTGTATCAGTATTCAATCCTACATCATCTTCTGGTAAGTTTAACACTTTCCCACCAACTGTGTCAAGATATTTTAAATTTAAATACTTCTTAAGTAAATAAGATACTATTATGTCATCTCCACGCTTAGGATAACCTATTTTATCTATATCTTTTTTTAATAAATCTAAAGCAGATTGTTTAATTAAAGTTATAGCCCCCGCTATAAAGTCTACTTTAGCATTCTCATTCCAATGGTCAGTTAATTCTTGATATGAATTAGCAGATTCTACTCCTGATTTTCCATAAACACCAACTATAGGTAATTGTTTATCATACATTTTTTTAACTAAAGAGGGATGAGGCATTAGATCATCATCTACTATTAGCTTATAAGGTTCGTCATATTCAAAACAACGCACCCATCTTTCCATGCATAACCAGTTTTTTTCATTATTTATAACATCTATGCCATCACCTAGATAAGGAAAAGGATTATCAGGATTATTATTAACTATAGTAACAGGCATAATAGTTTTATAAGTTCTAGCTATATTGTCTACATTGTCTGGTCTTTTGTAGTTTAATATTATTAATCTTATATTATCCATAAATAGATACACCACTCATTTTAGAATGAGTATATATAGCATATCTTACAGAATCACTAGGATGAGAAGTCCAATCATGAATTGGTTTAGGATTTTCTGTATTAGGATTCCATCTATAAGAGCTCATAGCAGAATAAGTGTGTTTTCCTCCCATAGTATCAAAATACAAATTGTCATTTTCTATTAAAGACTGTAAACAAGCTATACCGTCATTAACAGACTTAATAGCATTTTCACAATATATATCATAGTCATAAGCAAAATCAGCTTTTACTTGTTGAGCTGCTGAATCTATGTATATAGTTTCTATGTTCCACCTATCTATTTGTTCTTGTATTGCACCAGCTAACTCAGAAGTAGTAGATTCTTTTGAAATATATTCATCTAGTATATAATATGATTCACCATCATATCCTATAACAACAAATACATTCTCATCTCTATACCCAACATCGAGTCCTGCAATAATCTCTGAGTATCTATTTTCTGCATAATCATCAATATGTTTTGTTTCATCTAAATACTCATATATCTGTGCTTCTGTGGTAGTCCACTCACACTCATATTCCTGGGCAAAAAGTGCTCTTGTAGAGGTTCTTTTAGCTTCCATAACATCTTTTTCAGATAGTAAAGGATTAGCTCTCCAAGTATGTATAGAAGATCCCCATTCATCATACTCATCATCTTTTCCTCTCATAAAATATTCGTATAAATAGTTACCTTTACCACGTGGAGTAGAGATCCATAAACATCTAGAATTATTAAAGGTAGACAATGCAGGACGTAAATCACGAGTAAAATATTCATCATGAGGTATAATCGCGGCTTCATCTACAATTAGTAAATTAGCAGCACGACCAACTAACGAGTCTCTATTATTAGCTGATAATAATCTAAAAATAGATCCATTGATAAGTTTAACTACTTTATCTTTCTGATTAAACTTATCAACCTCAAGTTCCATACTTTTAATTAAATCAGTAACATAGTCCCAAATAATAGAAGATAGTGAAAAGTTAGGAGCAACTACCATAACCTGTTGACCAGGTTCTAGTAACTTAGCAAACGCAATTATAGCAGCAGAATAAGATTTTCCAGTACGGCGAGCAGCTACATGCACAAAAAATCTATTTTCTTCTAGACCTTGTAACATAGCTTTTTGAGACTCATTAAAAACTACATTTTGTGGTAGTCTACTGCATAACTTATCTACATTAATCTTAAAAAATTTATCGTTCATTTAGGTAACATATTATATAGTACAGAAAATACAGTTATTAATCCGGCTACAACTCCACCAAACCACAGTAAGGTGTGTAAAGAAGTTTTACCTTTAATAGCAAGCTCACTTACATCATTTAGTTTATTATGGATTACTTTTAATTCTCTAGATATATCATTCATATTCTCCATAATAATCTTATGCCTTACTTCACACACTGCTTCGTGCGAAGAAATATTCGCTTTGTTAGTTTGAGAACGTTCATGTAGAATATCTAGTTCTGCCTGCACTTGGTCTAACTCTCTTATATTATCTGGCATAATTACTCCGCATAGTGTTGCTATACTTTTTATTTTAATTACTCAGCATAGTACTCATGTCCTGCGTACCATGCAGCAATTGTATATCTATTTAATTTTGTAACTTCTTTTACACCGTGTGTATAATTGTCATTAGATGGAAAAATAACTAACGAACCTTGTTTTGGTTTTATTTCAATATCAAAACCAGGAAAATATATTTCTCCACCTTCATAATCGTCATTTATGTAAAAAATTGCAGAGTATGTTCTATAGTTAGTTGGATGCTCTACTCCTTTTTGATCTTCTAAACCATTGCCTTTAGTCCAAGAGTTATCAGAGTGTACGCTCATGCTATCTCCAGGAAACCATCGTACTAATTCTGTATTCTCAGGATAACTATATTCTCCATAGTAGTCTATAATTTCTTTCTGAGCAATAAATCTTGCTATATTTAAAACTCTTTCTGTTTGTCCAAAAGGATCTGGCATGCTTCTATGTAAGTTTTTATAAGGTATTGTCTTATCTTTAAACATACCTATAACTTGATTATCATTAATAAAAGCAGCTGGATTAGTATCAGCAACATTATACAACCATGTACAAGTATCTTTATTCAAAGCATCTACAATTTCTACAGGAGGTTTAAGCATAGTATTTTCTATTATAAATTGGCTGGATGTGATATACCTGGTATATTACCTGATACTATAGGTGCTTCTTCTGCATCATCGTTTGATCTAGCAAATGAATCATGAAGTTGTTGAATAAAAGTAGCGCGATCTGCGTCAAAATAAAACTCAGCAGTAAGAGGTACTTCTATTCTAGAACCATCTTTTCTCATAAAATAACGAGATACACTACCATCTGTCATTCCATCTTCAATCACTTTAGTAATAGCTTTCTTAAAAGTTTGTCCTTGTAGTCTGTATTGTACTTTATACATTGTTAACATTTTTTCCCCCATTAACAGTTATGTTTTAATTATATAATTAACAACACTACTTGGCAAGGTTGTAGTTAAAGCAGGAATGCTCAATGCAGGTACTGTAAGAGCAGGAATAGATAGTCCAGGCACAGCTAATGCAGGAACTGTGTGCGTATGTCCTGCTACAGAAAGTGAAGGAACAGATAGACCAGGAACAGATAAACCTGGAACAGATAGTCCAGGAACTGCGTGATTGTGGCTTGCTACCGAAAGTGAAGGAATAGATAAACCAGGAACTGAGAGTCCTGGTACAGAGTGTGTATGTGCAGCATTTACGTTGTCAGTTAGAGCAGTACCAGTTGCAGAGTCTTTTGCTGATGTAGCAAAAGTTCCTGTTGTATTTGTTCTACCTGCAGTAGTAGATCCAGTAGTACCTGTGCCTGTTGTACCAGTACCAGTAGTACCTGTACCTGTTGTAGAAGTTCTACTACCAGAAGTTGCGGTACCAGTTGTGCCTGTACCTGTCGTACCTGTGCCAGTAGTACCTGTGCCTGTTGTAGAAGCAGTACTACCAGAAGTACCAGTACCTGTATTAGCAGTACCTGTTGTGCCAGTACCAGTATTAGATGTACCGGTAGTAGATGTTGCGTTAGTAATAACACTAGATGCAGCAGCAGAACCAGTCTCAGCGCCTAAAGTGCTATTATTAGAACCTTTACCTAAGGGGACTCTATCCCTTAAATCAGGAAGACCAAAAGTAGAAGATCCATTACCTGCACCATAAGCAGTCCCGATTACTGCAAATAGTCGTGCATAAGTTGTTCTACTTACGTCAGACCCGTCACAGAGTAAAAATGCAGCTGTTGGTGCAGAAGTGCCTCCAAAAGGTAAGATAGATCCAGAGGGTAGAATTTCAAATCCACCTGCAGTAGATCCATCATGTACACGCAACCCTTCAGTTGCTGTATCATATGAGAGTTCGCCAGCAGCACCTGTAAACGAGTTATTCTGTGCGGTTGTACCTCTCCTAAGTTGTAGTGCTGTAGCCATTTATTGCTCCTTATTTTCTATTTTATAGTGTGCCGCAATCAAGAGTCCCTGTTATTGTTACATCCCCTGTGACAGCTAATTTAGCAGATCCAGGACTAATATTACCAATAGAAATATTTCCGCCAACATGTACATTACCAGTGGCAGTTCCATTACCAAGAGTAACAGTAGCGTTAGAGGCAAGCTCTAATTTATTTGTGGCATCTATTCCTAAACCGCCTAAAAATTTATCAACTTTTGTAGTCATAGTAACCTTTCTATCACATTTAACCTAACTGGTCAATATATTTCTTATAATGTACCTAAGTCTAGAGTAGCACCTGCTAGAGTAGCTTGTTTAGAATCTATTTGAGTTTGGATTGCACTAGTCACACCATCAACGTAACCAAGTTCAGTAGCAGTCACTGCTGAGGCAGTAACTTTACCAGACCCATCAGATACTAAAGCACGAGAAGCGGTTAGATTGCCTGTAGTAATTGTAGATACCGCTCCTGCAATGTTAGCAACTCTTCTAGCTTCTATAGCAGTAGCTTCTGTGACTCCAGCAGATAGCTGAGTCTGAATAGCACTTGATACGCCATCTAGATAACCTACCTCAGTTGAAGTTACAGCAGATACTGCTACTTTGCCAGATCCGTCTGATACTAAAGCTCTTGAAGCAGTTAAGTCAGCGTCATCAATAGTGGTAGCTGCTCCAGTAATGGTAGCTTGTTTAGAATCAATTTGGGTTTGAATAGCACTAGTTACACCATCAACATAACCTAACTCAGTAGCGGTAACTGCTGAAGCAGCAACTTTACCACTTCCATCTGAAACTACAGCTCTTGAAGCTGTTAAGTTTGTATCATCAATAGTAGTAGCCGCACCCGTAATGGTGGCTTGTTTAGAGTCAATCTGTGTTTGTATAGCACTAGTTACTCCGTCTAAATAACCAACTTCGGTACTAGTTACAGCAGAAATAGCAATCTTACCTGAACCGTCAGATACAACAGCTCTTGAAGCTGTTAAATTGTCTTTATAAACAGTAGATACAGCACCCGAACGGTTATCTGTAATTGCAGTATTTAAATCTGCACCATTATATTTAACGGAGGTAGCAGTAAACTGTCCTACAGCTAAATTAGCAGCCCCAGTAGGACTAATAGCAATATTAGAATCAGGATCTCTAGTTTCGGATAGTGTAAAAAACTTAGCTGACTCATCATAATAGAGAGCAGCATTACCAGAAGTACCACGATTAAAGAATATGCCAACA